TCGGCCTTAGCCTTGTCCGCCCTCTCGCGCTCGGCGGTGAGGGCACGCTGCATAGCTGTAAACAGTTCTTCGGCGCGCTTGGCTTCTGATGGGGATGCGAACACAAGGCGCTTACTTTCGCCTTCTACTCCCCATGTGTTCGGGTTGTCCAAGCTAGAAAATGTAACAATCGGCGTCTCGCTCACTTGTCGGCCTCCTTGAGGATGGCGGCCTTGATACGCGCTGCCATGTCCTGCTTTGCTTTCACGGGGCTTGTGTTCTCTGCGATCCGCGCAATACCCGCCGCCCTCCGCAGCCCTTCCTCGAAGGCTAGGCGCATGTCCGAATACTCGCCGCGATCTTCCTCCGGGATTCCGTGCCACCACTTCTCGAATGCGTCCATGCTCACTCCTTTGGATAGGCGGCGAGTCGATACATGCGCTTGCAAAGCCCGATGGCGTAACCCTCCTGGGCCGTGACCGGCTCCCCGCACTCGGCCCCGGCCCATTCTTCCGCGATTTCGTGCAGTCGCCCCTTGAGCGCAACTATCTCCGCGTCACGCTCGGATCGCTCGACGCCCAACAAGCCAACAGTCCTCGCCAGTTTCGCTACCTCCGCGTCACGCTCGGAAAGCTGCTCGCGCAGGGCGGCGAGTTCGTTCCTCATCGTTCCTATTAGGTCAATCTTGTCGCCCTGTTCGCTCGGCGTATCGCTCATTTGCAGAGGTTCCTTGATAAGTCGCCATTCGCCCCCTCGACTTCCGCGTCATACACAAGACGAAACGGGAGGCCGCGAGAGTGGATCACATCGCCGGCCTCGATAACTTCACCCTCGCCGCGTGCGAAAACAGACGCCCGCACCCACTTTCTGTCTTCGGCGCTTTTCTCGAACGGACCCGCGTAGCCGACGAGCAGGTAAGCGTCCGCTGCCGCGCGCTCTCCGGCCTCGGTGCCGCTCCCCGCAATAGCCGGCATCCAGAACATGAGTGCGCGCTGTAACTTCTCGACCAGATCCCGCTCCTCGGCAACCTGCTCGCGCAGGGCGGCGAGGTCGGCCTTGAGCGTTGCGGCCTTGTCCAGCGCCGATAGCGCCGCTTCTAAAACGGAGCGATGCAAATAGTCCAGCCCACCGTGACCGAAATACAGCCGCGTCCCGTAGGGCTGCTGTTGCCAGAAATCGGCGGCTTCCGACAGGCGGCGCAGCCCTTCGTGGCCCTTGAATACTCCCTCATCTGCGAGAAGGTGTTCGGCTTTTCTCGGCATCTCGCTCATTTCGTTTCCTTCGCCTCATCGGCCTCGAGCATTGAGTCCCAAGCGTCCCGCGTAATCCACCCACCCTCCCCGCACTCGCAGCACCGCACCGGCATCACGGGCTCGGGCATGGAGAAGCGCCGGAATCGCGGCGTCCCATCGCAGGTATTCGGCACCCAAATGTGGCCGCTCATTTCGCTCCCTCCACCGCTGCGTGCAGCCTCCTCAATTCCTGCTGCAAGTAGGCTTCCGGTGCAGTCGCAGCGCGGAACCACAGCCCATCGTCCTCGGCCTGTTGTGCGACCATCTGGCGCAGCTTGGCGAGTTCGCGTTCTAGTTGGCGGGTGAAATTCTCTAGAGTTTCGGTTTCATGTATCGCACTAAGGGCGTTTTCTAAGAAAGCATCCGTCCTCGGCGTGTCGTTTATTTCGTCTACTCGCATTTGACCATCGAACCAACAAATTCCTGTCATGGTTTCTCCTCCCAGAATTCTTGCACCGACTTTAGCAGCTTGGCGAGTTCGGCCTGAAGCTCAGTTTTCTCTACGCTCCATTGCATCAGGGCGTCCGCGAATATCTTGGCGGCTCGCGCCTGCTCATCTTTGAGCTTGGTGAGTTCGGCTTCGGCGCGTTCCAATTTGTCCAGCGCATCACGGCAATGCGCTGCCCACTCGACATAAGAGCCGGTCCCCCGGATTCGCAGCGCGACCTTGATTCGCTCGGTTACGGCAACGTGAGTGTCACGCTCCGCCCTCAGCCTCGCGTTCTCCTCCAGCGAGTCGGCGTGGGCGCGGAGTAGGTCGGGGTCGTTCATAATCGGGTCGCCGAACTTGTCGTTTATTGCAGCTTCCTCGCGGCACGATTGGGCGGTGTATGGTGGGTTCTTCGCGTTCATCGCGGCACCATCGACAGGAGCTGCTTGAGCGCCCAATACTCCGGGTTGGCGAACGCGGAGACGATGCCGGGGATGGATAGCAGGGCGACCCCGGAAAGGATTGTCGCAACGAGCGCGAAAAAAACCGCCGGCAGCGGGTCGAAACGCCACTCCGATTCCGGGTCGGCCGTCTTGCGCTTGACGAGCGCGATCAACTTCCACGCGACCGCCGCGAGGATGATGCAAAGCGCCAGATCCACGGCCCCGCTGATAGGCGCCTGTCGGAGAAGCACGCCCCACAAATGCTCTGCGGTCGTGCCGAGTTTCGTTGCGAGAGTTTCGAGCAACTGCGCGTATTTTTCGTCCATCATCAACCTCCCGTCCGCTTCGCCCGTTTCAGGTGCCCACGAAGGCTTGCCGTCCTGTGGCGCTCAACCTTTAGCGCGCGCTCTTCTTCCGTTGCCCGCCTCTCCCAAAAATCTCTTTCCCGCATCAGTTCGGTATGCCGCTGAGCCATCTTCTCGACGGCATCAGCGATGCGGAGGAGCGCGCCCGTGTTTATTTGATCGATGCCAAGCGCCGCGCTTTCGTCGGTTCCCCAGTCGAGCCTGCTGGTCTGCCTGTATCCTCTGTGACTCATCATCACCCCTCAATTGGTGGGCTCCCGGCAGCGTCCAAGCCATCCGCCGTTGCCGGGGTGCCCGTGGTCATTTCGCGCGACTCTCGGCAACGCGCTCCATCAACTCGTCCGCCTCCGCGCAGAACGCGGTCACGTTCTCGAACAGCGCCGCGCACACGCCCTCGTCGCGCTCGATCCGCTGCACGTATAGTCGCAGATCCTCGGGCAGGCGCGGGTCGAAGGAAACGAAGTCCCACCACGCGCGGCCGGTGATGAGCATGAGGCCCTGCACCTGCGGCGTGTGCTCCTCCGGCATCCCGTCCAGCACCGTGCGCAGGTGGATCGCGGAGTTGAACGGACACTTGATCTCCAGCCCGCCATCGCTCCCGATCAGGCCGTCCGGCGAGCCCGCGACCTCGGGCAGCGTCGGGTGCGGGATCAGCCCCGCCGCCTCGACCATCGCCCCGGTGCGCGCCTCGTAGCTCATGCGCGCGGCCATCTCGTGCTCGATGCCCCAGAGCATTGCGGCGTTGGTGAAGTGGTCCGCCGGCTGGCCGGTGATGCGCTCGATCACCACCTCCCACAGGTAGTCCTCGCGGGCCTTCGCGGGCGCGCCGTTGCGAAGCTTCGCCATCACGTCGCGGAAGCGCGAGGCGGTCACCTTGCCGACGCGCTCGTAGAGCCACTCGGCCGACCCCTGCGGCGCGTTCATGCCAGCGCCCTGCGCTTCTTCGCCATCACGGCGCGGAACTCCTCGTGCGCGGCGACATCTCCGGCCTTCGTGGTCGCCGCCGTCATCTGCTTCCAAAGCGCCTCCCACGATGCCTGATCCGTCACCAGCTCGACGGCTGCGAGCAGGTTTTCCTTCTCCGATTCAGGCAGCCCGGTGTTGGCTGAATTGCCATCGCGGTCCTCGTCGCCAACAGCCACATTGAAGATGCCTTTCAGCAGGTAGCGCATGCCGTACTGCATCCCCGCGCCCTGGGCGTGCGTCTTCGTCATCACGTCGCCGCCCTTCGCGCCCTTACCATCGTTCGGCATATCGATCTTGTAAATGCGCGTGTAGCCCCCGCGCGCCACGTGGGCGATTACCCGCACATGCTCGGCGTCGGGCGCGTCGCCCGTTCCGTAGCTGATGCTGATGCCGTGCTTCGTGTAGATCGGGCGCAGCTTGCTGTCGAGTTTCGCGTAGGTGGCGTACTTGCTGCGCGTTTGCGGGTTCGTGGCGTCGGCGGATATGACTCCCATCTCGCGCTGGCAGGCCGTCATGGCCTCATTGAACTCGGCCTCGGCTTGGCGCGCAATCATGCGCTCGTGCATCGCCATCAGACGCTCCATTTTCTCGATGTCGACGGACGGATCGCGAGACGCTCGCTCGATCATTTGCAGGAAGCCTGCGGCCACCGGTTGCGGCTGCGCGGCCGGAAACTGCTCCGCTCGGTCCGGCATTACGGTCATTGCCTGGTCGCTCATTAGTCGCCCGCCTTCTCGACCTCGATGCCGCGCTTGGTCGCGTCGATCAGCTGCTCCGGGATCGCCACCGCGCAGCCGAGCGTGCGGCGCGCGTAGTGCGCGAGCGCCTGCGCCTTCGTCGCGGCGGTGACGAGAGCCAGCACTTCGCCGGTCTCGACTTCGGTGATGCTGTAGATGCGCTGCGTTGCCATTGTCTCTCCTCTGTGCGTTACGAAGCCTCTCCCCTGCGAGCCAGTCCACGGGCACAGGGGGCAGACATCGCTGCGTGCGCCTTTCCGTTTCTCTCCTATTCAGGCCGGACCGCGCGCCGGCTCTCGCGTGCTACTCGTCCGGGTCGTGCGCCACCAGCGCGACGGCGATGGCGTTGATGGCGATGTAGGCCAGCAGCGCGAGGGCGAGGGTCATGCGGGCTCCTCGGCGGCGTCCTGGTAGAACAGGTCGCCAGTCCCTTGAAGCGCCGCCTTTAGATTCCGCGCGGCCTGTTGGTAGTAGCTTGCCTTCAGCTCGATTCCAACGAAGCGCCGCCGCATTTGCAGCGCGACATAGCCCTCGCTGCCGATGCCGGCGAATGGCGACAGCACGATATCTCCGGGGTTCGTCCACAAGTCGATTCCGCGCCGGATGACTTCCAGTTGCAGCGGGCAGATGTGACGCTCGTCGTCGTGCTCGCGGGCGCTCCGATATTGCAGCGTGTCCTGCGGGTCGATATCCATCCATACCGGGGACGCCACGCGCTGCCACTTCTCGACCGGGTAGTCTGCGGGGTCGTGAGTGACGCGATCGTCGGGCTCCCCGGGCGCGCGCATCGTCACGAGGTAATCAGGGATTCCCTGGCGGCTCATGCTCGCGTTGTTCCGCACGGTCTTGTGCAGCAGCCCAAGCGCCTTCGTGCGCTGCATCGAGGTCACGGGGTCCTTCCAGATGCAGACTTCGCTCGCGTAGATGAAGCCCTCTTTTTGAAACGCGCGGATCAGATCGCCTCGAAAGTCCTTGAGTCCGATGTATCCGTCACGCTCCTTGCTCGTCGGGAGCAGCATGCAATGGAACGAGACATTGCGAGCAGGCTTCATCACCCGGCGAAGCTCGCGCACGATATAGCCGAAGTGCTCGAAGAAGTCCGCATCGCTCCGGCAGTTCCCGAGGTCGCGCGGGCTGTTGGAGTAGGTGTAGAGGGACGCGAACGGCGGAGAAAAAATCGAGTAGCCAACGGACGCTTCCGGCAGGCCCTTGAGGACCTCGACGGAATCGCCGTGATAGAGGGCGAAGTTTTCTCCGACGGCTTGATCGAGACAGTTCACGCAGCCTCCATGAATGACGGGACGATGATCTTTGCCGATGGAATGTAGGGGTTGCTGTCGCGAGACGATCCGAGGACATTGGACCGCACGGCGGCGAGCGTTTCTTCCGACAGCGCATCGGCCATCGCCATCGCGTCGTGCTCCTTGCGCTTGAGGTTGGCGACGACCGCACCCTCACGCTCGGACGCGAAGATATGAACCTCAACCTGGCGCCTCTGGCCGAACCGCCAGCACCGCCGCACGGCCTGGTAGTACGCCTCGAAGGAATCCGTGACGCCCACGAACGCCATGCGGGCGCAATGCTGCCAATTGAGCCCGAAGCCGGCGATTGACGGCTTCGTGATGAGCACGCGAATCCTTCCTGCCGCGAAGTCGGCAAGCCGCGACTCCTTCGTTTCTAGCGCATCGGCGCCGCGAATCTCCACCGCGTCCGGGATGGCGGCTTGAAGCGCATCGCCCTCGGCGTTAAGGTCGCACCAAACCACCCAGGGCTGCCGGTCGGCATTGACCAGAGAGGCGCACGCGGCCACGCGCTCGGCGATGGACTCTCTCCGCGCGTCCCTGCGCTCCATGAGCGTTTGCGCTTCCATCGCGAACAGCATCCCGCCGCCAATCTCCGGCCCCCTGACCGCATGCTGCGTGACGGAGAGCGGCGGCAGCGCGTAGGCGGAGTCGTCGTGGCCCAGGTCAGACGGACGGCGCACCATCGCGCCCCACGACGCCACCCATTGCCAGAACGCGCGGCGGGCATGTCCCTTGAGTCGCCATACCTGCGTCTCCGCCCCGTCATGCACGAAGAATTCAGCGAGCATTTCCGTCCGCGACCGAATGCCGAGGAATTCCGCATGCGTGCCGAGTTCGGTCCAGTCGTTCGGGGCCGGGGTCGCTGTCGCACAGAGGCGATATGGCGTGGCCGAGAACGCGTCGATGAGCGCCTTTAGCGTCTTGGTTTCGTGATGCTTGATGCACGACGACTCATCCAGCACGACAGCGCCAAATTGCGCAGCGTCGAAGCGTTCGATCATCTCATAGTTGGTGATGTAGAGCAGATGGTCATCGTCAACCTGTTCTTGGCTGCGCACGTAGCGCACCTCAAGCCCTAGCATCGACGCCATGCGTGCCGTCTGCCGTGCCACTGACAACGGAGCCACCAACAATGTACGCTTGCCGATCATCCGTGCCCACTCCAGGCTGATAAACGTTTTGCCTAACCCAGTGTCGGCAAACACCGCTGCCCTACCTTTGCCGACAGCCCAGCGCACAAT